AACACTAGTGCTAACCATTTAGTATCAATTTTTTCTGGTAAATATTTTTTGAATACTTGTGTAAGTAATGTAATAATTAATGAACAACCAGCGATAGTTCCTAAAATTTCTATACTAACAAAATCATTCATAATTTTACCTCCTTAAAATTGTTTTTTATTTAACACATCGTGCGCATTTTCGTCAGGTGCCACTAAGTCGCGTTCTTTTAATTTAATCAATAACTTTTGTCTTCTTAACGTATAAACGCCTCTAACGACATCGTACGCCTCTACAGTATATGCATCCTTTTTGTATTGAGAAAACAAGCAAAAACCATTTAGATCTGCTTCAGCATCTTTGTTTACGAATACAAGTGCACCGATATCAAATTTTTGTATTTTTTTAGGAGCAGTATCTTTTTTTATTGTTGTTTTTTTAACAGTAGGAGTTTCGATTTCAGGTTTATTTATGTTCTCTTCTACTATTTTTATTTCTTCTGTTACAGGTACTTCTTTTTTCTTTCTTCTTGAAGCCATAGTATCCCTCCTTTCTAACTATTTCTTTTTAATGCTCTAGCATTTCTACAAGATTTACATCTTTTAGGTGGCGTAAAGCCTTTTTCTTCATAAAATTTTTGGTCATTAACTGTAAAGATAAATTCTTTTTTACAATCTTGACATTTAATTTTTATGTCTTCCATATATTTCAAAGACCCCCTTTTATTTTTTACTTGTAAAATTAAAGTTAAACTCTGGTTCATTTGTTTTTTTCTTTTTATCTCCTAGTAATACATCTGGATGGTCTTTTAAAAGTGTTTGTACTCTAGCGTTTGTAGCTTCTAAGAAGACTGCGTTTCTTTTATCTACATAGTCTTCAATTTCTTCATCTGTTGAGACGTCTTCTGCGCGAAGAAGTGAAAGCAGACGTGGGTCGTAGCCTTTTTCACTGACGATAGCTGCTATTTTATCGCGTCTTCTGATTGTGCTTAATTCCTTCTCGTACTCAGCTATTTTAAGTTCTTGATTATCTATTTGTTTTTTATATCTTTCTTCCATAGATAGTTTAGCTAGTTCTTCTGCTTCTTTCTTTTTAGCCTCAATCTCTTCTAAGATATTAGCTCTCATTTTTTCTTTTTCAGTTGAAATAGAGGCCTGAAGGGCGCTTTCTCTTTTTTGATACTCTTGTTCTTTATTAGTAAGAGCTTTATTAATCGCCTTTTCTAATTTTTTATCGAATTCTGCTTGTAGTTTAGGGTCTTGTAGCAAGACATCTAAATTTTGTGTTTCTGATTCTTGTGGTTTACTTATTTGTGTTTGTGGTGTTAAATTATTATTATCTTGTGTTTGATCATTGTTCATATTTTGATTCTCCTCCATAGTTTTAATCCTCCTATTATTTTTTAATTTTTTTATATATATCAGAGGACTCACGTCCTCGTGATAACAATTTTATTTATTAGGTCTACCCTCTCTAGTTTTAAGAGCAGGGATGTTGTCGGTTCTATCTGGGACTGGGTCTGGCGTTTTAGTTTTGTTAGCTATCTGGTTATTAGTCTGTGAAGCGGTGGTGTTTTCTGTTGTAGTTTTATTATTTTCTTGAGCTTTGTCCACATCATTTGGGCTAACGAATGGTGTATCAGGAGACACAGTTTCATATAGGATGTCTGTTTCTTCAGCCTTATTTTTCTTCTCTGTAGCGTAGTCGTAGCCAAGGTTAGATAGTAATGTTTTTTGAGATATGATACCATTCAAGGCTAATTGTTGATTTATCGTCTCATCTGTCATTGATGGTAAGTTAGTGTTAATAGTAATAGTTATATCGTCGACATTATAGTAAGTATTAGAGATAAGATTTATTCTCTGAAAGAAGTTAGCCCATCTATGTTTTATGAGCACCTGTACGCCTTGTCTTGTATCGTCTAGCATCAGTGCCATAGTGTAGAATTTACGGTCAATAGCGCTTGCGTTAAGGTCGCCTGAATTAAACGCCGCGTCATTAGTATTAGGTATGCCAGAGACCTGAAAAATACTGTCAACATAATACTTTAAATATTTAGTAGCGTCTTCAGCGTGTATTTCTTTTAGTAGCCAACTTACGTCGCCTCCGTTCTTGTACAAAGAATGTGCGTGAGTTCTGTAAGTAGTTGTCTTCAATAACACGAGCTGGGTTTTGTATCACATCTGGATTTTGAGATGAGACGGGAGCGTCTGGGTTGAATGCTGGATTAGGTATTGTTAGTGGGTTCTCTGGTCTGTAGCCCGAAATTTTAAGTTTAGCGTCTGTGTCATTGTATTGATACATATTATTTAAGTTGTTCATTATTGTTTCATAAGATGTTACTAAAGAAATTATAGGGTCTATGATGCTTATCTGTGGGTCTGGCTCAAACACTGAAAATGTAGGTATAGAATGTGTCGATGGCTTCTCCTCTTTCAATGTAATGATTTTTTTAAATTTATTTGTTTCATCCTCTACCGTAGCTCTATCATAAATAGATGTGCCATAATAGTTAGTATATGGGTTGCATTCAATACAATAGTATAAGATGTGTTCTTGGTTGTCGTCACTGTTGCGTGCATCTAATGTGTATCTCGTAATTAAAGCAATGGCGTTTTGCTGTTGCACGTCTGATATGTCCGTTGGGAACACCGCTACTGTGTTAAGGGCACTTAAAGGGTAATATGTATAGTTTGGGTCAGATTCTTTAGGGGCAGTACCGTCTAATGAGTCTGCTACTGTAGGCGCTAAATCTAACTGTCTCTCATAACAACAACCATATAAGACTGCATCATGAAAAAGCGCTTTTAACTCTTTTTCATCATCATTTTTTGATGAGAGTGTGGTAATTATAAATTTGAGTTGCGCTGCTGTATCTGGATCTAATGGAGAAGTATGGCTTGGATGAAGTAAGCGATACGCGGGCTCTTCTGATTGATCTACAATTTCAACATTGTATACGATTTCTCCAGAAAGATAACCTGCTGCTAAATCAGTGATGAACTTTTCAAAAAATACTTGCACCTTCGTACCTGATACCGTATCTGTTGAGGTAATACCACGTAGATAACGCTCATTAATATCTGCACGTTTTTGTAAAACACTGTCCACTTCATTAAACAAATCATCTATTTTACCATTTTTATATTCGTCTTTTATGTTTTTGGTAATCTTTATCAATGCGTTTACCTCCTTTTTTTGTTCACATTATATTATATACATTTTTATTTTACAAGTGGAGTACACTTTTTTAAAAAGACAAGAAAAGTGTTGTCTTTAGATTTTAGATATATGTTTTGGGAGTCGCCACCCAATCTGGTAAGATTAAAAGAGATACTAGGTAAGCTACTTTCAGAAGTTTTTGATTTGTTACTGTTACAAACTTGACTTTTAATTAAATATATGTTATAATAAATATAATAAAAGAATATAAAATATTATATTTTATATTTAAAGTAAAAGATAAAATAAAATATAAAATATAAACCGATAGTAAAAAATTAATTAAATAAAAAATGGAGGTGTTAAAAATGGAATTTTTATATTATTTAGAACCACAATATGATAGTGCAAAAAGCTTTTATAGAAAAGCAAGAATTTATAGAGATGACAAAGGAAGTTTATTATTAATGTCTTATGAAACAATAGTCGCAGAAATACGAGATGCAATAGTAACAGAAGATGGCGAACCAAAAGCAATAGTAAATGGATATTATTCAGTAACAACAGCAAGGCATATAAATGAATTTTTACAACAGAATGGATTTAATAAAATGAGTAAAAAAGAGATGAAAGGAAGGTGTTAAAAATGAAAAATGTAAGCGTAAGATTATTCGCAATAATTTACACATTAACAAAAACATTAAATAAAAAACTTGAAGAAATGAAAACATCAATTGTTGAAGGTGCAACATTAGTAGATGATAATTATGCAAATGTAAAACTAGTTGAATGTACAAGAAAAGATTGGTCAAAAGAAGACAAAATAATATTAGACAAAATAGCACAAGAAAAAGGAATGACAAAAGTTGAAACAAAATACGTAAGAGTTGAAATTGACAACATAGATAAATCAATAACAACAACAGTTAACAATATATTCAATACATTAAAACTTAACGGAAATACAATAACTAAAAAAGTAGCAACAAAAGTAACAAAATAAAAGAGAGAGGGGAAAAATCCCCTCCCATAAATATAATAAATAGGAGGTAAAATAGTTATGGGAAATAGAGCAGTAATAACAACACCAGATAAAAAGATAGGCGTATACTTACACTGGAACGGTGGCCGTGATAGTATAGAAGCATTCTTAAAATATTGTGAATTAAAAGGGTATAGATACCCAGAAACAGACTGCTATGGATGGGCAAGATTATGCCAGGTAATAGGTAACTTCTTTGGTGGCGAATTATCAATAGGCATAGATGAATATAGTAGACTTGATAAAGACAATGGAGATAATGGTGTATATGTAATAGAAAAATGGCAAATAGTAGACAGATTATTTATAGAGTGGCCAGAGCAAAAAGAATACGATTTAGTCAAAATGTTAAAAAGCATAAATGATGCACAACCAGAAAATGAAAGAATACCAGAAGAAGAAATAGACAAATTAAATAATCCATTATTTTAACAAAATAAAAAGAGGGGCGTATATAAATATCGCCCCTAAATAAATATAGAGGAGGTATAATAATATGAGACAAATTAATGAAGAAGATTACAAAATAATATTAAGAGCAGAAGATGCATTATGTTGTTTAAGAGACGATTACTTTGAAGAAAAACCAGACGATTATAAACCAGAAAAATATAAACAAATTTCACATATAATAACAGACTTAGTCGCAGTAAGTATGAAAATGGAAGATATTTTAAACGAACACAAAGAGGAGGTGAAATAATATGCTAAACGCACAATTTAAAGAATCATTAATTGCACTAGAAAAAACCATCAGTGAGCTACCTAAATACAAAAGACAACCTTGCATAAATTGTGAGTATAAACTTATATGTGCAGGTGAATGTGAAAAAACTTTAAATAAGGAGGTGAAATAAAATGGAATTGCAAAGAATAAAATTACAAATGATTAAAGAGAATACACCAATATTTACTTTGGATCCTATATTATCTGCAGATAATATAGTAGAATTAATAAATGCACGTGAAAAATATGATTTATCACCAACATCAAAAATAATAGTTGTAGGATTAGACAATAAAAATAAAATAAATATTTATACAGAAATTGCAACAGGTGCAACAGACTTTGTTAATTTTAAAATGAGCGAATTATTCAAACCTATATTATTATCTAACAGCAACAAATTCATATTAATACATAATAATCCTAGTGGTGATAGTACGCCTAGTAAAAATGATAAAGAAATAGCCAAAAAATTAAAAGATATATCTGAATTAATGGGAATAACTTTCCTAGATTTTATTATCATAGGTGAAAATAATTACAAGAGTGTAATAAAAGAGGAGGTAAAATAATATGAATGAAACAGAAAATCCAATGATTATAAATGAATATTGGCCAGAATATAATACACTAACAGAAGAAGAATACGACCGATATTTAGAATATTTAGATAATGAATACGAACAGGCAAATGAATATTAAACACAAACAAATTGTACTAGGACGCAACGGCAAGCAAACCGCTTCCGTGTAGGTAGTAAAAACATATTGAAATCTACCTAAACAATAAGTATGTTATATTATTGACTTTTAATTAAATATGTGATATAATTAAAAGTGAACAAGTGCGGACTAGCAAAAAGCTAAATTCAAACCGCATAAAAAGAAAGGAGACCATTATGAATATGGTAAAAATCACACCTAGTCAATTCAAGAAAGGACTAGAAAGTAAAAAGAATATGTTAGTATTTGGTAAATCAGGTATAGGTAAGACAGCGATAGTTGACGAATACGCAGAAGAAAACGGCTTAATTGCTGTTGACTTTGACTTAGCTGGTAGACTACCAGAAGAGGTTGCAGGTATTCCTTATGTATTAGATGGAGCTTGTTATCGTAGAATGTTAGATGAAGAATTACAAGAAATGTTTAAAAAGAAAGGAAAAGGTTATTTAATCAAATTTGATGAGGTCAATCAAGGTACACCAGACACATTAAATACCTTATACAGAATAACACACCCAGACCCAAGCAAAAGAAGATGGGCAGGACATGATATAAGTGGTGCGCAAATAGTTGCAATGGGTAACTTAAGTGATGGTACAGACGGTACAGTATACTTAACAGAGCTACCAACACCATTATTAAACAGATTCTTTGTATTTCAATTAATTAGTAATAACAGAGATACAACAACCTACTTAAAGAAGAAATATAAAAACATTCCACAAGTAACTAAATACATAAAAGTAATGTTAGACGCAGAGATTAGCCCTAGAGACATAGACTTAGCTTTAGATATATTACAATATGATTATGATGCAATGTTTTTAGAAGCTAAATTAGGGCCAGCATTAACAGCTAAAATCTATGACATTCAAAAAGGAATTAAAAACTTAGACCCAGCAGAATTAATAAAGAATGCAAGAAAAGTGTATGAACAGTTTAAGGAAGACGGGGAAGTAACATTCGGTGTAGACACAATAACAACAGAAGAAGAATTAAGAGCTAAATTTGAAGAATTCTTAAGTGATGAGGAAATCAAAGGAGTTATGGAAGGAGGTAAATAATATGGCAAACGTATTCTTAAATGGTGCAGACAGAGATATTGAAACAGCAATTATGTTAGAAAATGCAATAATACATGACATAGGTAAGGCAGTAGCATACACAGATGGTGACAGAGTATTCATTAATACAGATGATAACTTATTCAATATACTACCAGCTTATGACCACAAAATGCTTAAATGGCTATTATGGCACGAAAGATATCATAAAGAATTAAGACACCATAACAGATTTTTTAACTACATTGATAGTTTAAAAGAAGAAGATTTATTAGACGAATTCCATGTAACCAAAGAAGAAGTGAACATTATAATGGACATCTTAGTACACGACAGTTTGAGTAAATTATTCCCAGAGCTAGTCGAAACAGCAATAAATAATATGGCACAAATGAGAAACAGAAACAGCTTAAAATATACTTTCACTACACATACATTAGAAGAAATGCTAGACGAATATTCTAAATACAAACACAAAGATGAGGCTTCAAAAGATGGTGATGGTGACGGTGATGGTGAAGGTGAAGACAAAAAAGACATACCAGAAGATGGAGAGAAACCTTCACCAAGTGAAGACAGTAAAAAAGATGATAGTAAATCAGACAGTAAAAAAGGACATAAAGAGGGTGGAGATGACACCCCAGACAAAAGTGAAGATAAACCAGAAGACGGCGAACCAGAAGTAAAAGATGATGCAACTACACCAGCAGAAGACAAAAGTGAACATGACAAAACAGATTGGTCAAAACTTAAAGACATAGATAGCAAAGAGTTTATTCAAAGAGATGAGGCAGACAGATACATTGACCAAATCAACAGACTAAAAGAAATGAAAGTAAGATTAGGTAAATTAACAGAAACATTAAATGGACTTGTTACAAGCACAAGACAAAGAACTTATGCTAAACCAAGTACAATACAAGCAGGACGTGGTGTAATATTAAAAGGTAGTACACCAGGACGTGTAGCATTATACTTATGTTTTGACGCAAGTGGTAGTATGGGTAGTGAAATGGAAACATTCAAAGACATTATAAGTAAATCCATACCACAAGCTATGATAACACCAACAGCATGGTTTAGTGGAAGAAATAATGACGAAAAATTTAAAGACCATAAAGCTAGAGGTTACGACTATTATAAAACACAATTCAAAGACTTTATGAAAGTATATGCTAGTGGAGGTTATGATGATGATGGTGACAGGACAATCGAGTTGTGCTACCAAGCTGAACAAAAAGGCTATACGCCAATAGGTATAACTGATGGTGGTGGACAAATCAGTTGGAGTAAACCAATGCTACAAAAATTACAAAGAACAATATTTGTAGGAGATAACGAAAGATGGCTAGAAAAGGCAAAAGAAATAAATCCTAAAATTCAAATACTATCTATATAGGAAGGAGTGATATTATGTATAGAGTATTAAAATCAGGAGGTATAGGAGCGAATGTAGCCATAGAAAATACAGACACAAGAGCTACTGTAATTATAGGAGCAAGAATAACAGAAATAATAAATACAATAGTAAAAAATGGCTATGAAGCTCCAGACCCATATGGTATATGGAATATAGAAGTGAACAAAGAAACAGCAGAAGAGTTAGCTAAGTTAACAATGCAAATGAAAAAACCAATAAGAGACCAAAGTAAAAAAGCAAAAGATTTATTTAAGAAACCAAATAAAGAAATAGATGCAATGGACGTCCTTTTAGGACTTGCAAATTATAATTAAGGAGGTGTTATATATGAGTAATTATACACATTTAGTAATTAATAAAAACAGAGGATGGAGAGGTTTAGCAGAAGCTAAAGCCATAGACCTAGATACTAAAGAAGAATTAAAAATGATATTTAGTTTTTCACAACCAGTATGGGATGACTTAATTTTACATCATAAATTAGTAATGCAAGACACAGACTACTATTATGTAATATACTTTGAAGATGACGCAAAATGGCTACCAAGACCAGACCAACAAAGAAGTGTATTAATTAAAAGCTTTAATAGTAAAATTCAAAACATAAGTAGAATTGAAAAATCAAAATGGACATCAGCCGTAGCAGAAGATTGGAATGCAATCGCACACTTCATAAAAAATAGAAACAACCACACTACATCAGATTGGAATTGTATTGGCATCAGAGTAACACCCGAGATATAGTGAACAGGTTAGAAAGGAGAAATTCAGATGGAAAAGAATGTATATGAAACAATAATTATATTTGACAAAAAAAGTTACAGGAAAAGTGTAAAAATATTTAAAGACATGTGTCAAAAATTTACAGGAAATGAATACATAATTCATGAGGACTTAATAGGAGTCAAAAAGTTGGCATACGAAATCAAAAAACATACAGAAGGCTACTATGTAATATACCAATGGTTAGGACTACCAGAGAATGTAGCTGAACTTGAAAGATGTTTAAGAATAAACGATAATGTATTAAAATTCATGACCATAAAAAAACTCGACGAAGACAGCGACGAAGATTATTTAAGAGATGAATTTATTACTAGTCATGGATTGATAAAAAGTGAACAAGCAGCAGATACAGAAATGGACAATTCAAATACACAAATTGATGCACTAGATGTTATGTTAGGATTTGCAGACTATATAAAGAAATAGTTACAAACTTGACATTTGATTAAAAATATAATATAATAAAATTAAAAGGAGGAAAAAATTATGTTTGAGAAATTTGAGAAAATAATCGGACAAGACCAAGCCAAGTTAGCCATTCAAGATTGGTACACGAGTGAACAACAACCGCTTCTAATCTATGGCAATTCAGGATTTGGAAAAACATTATTCGCAGAAAGTTTAGGAGCAAAGACAATAGACACAACACAAATGAGGGGGGATAGACTTAACACCATATTAAAACCAATCAAAGAGGCAGAGGACGGCGACATATTATTCTTTGATGAGATACACAGTCTACCAGGAAAAATATTAGAAGGACTTTATAAAATAATTGACAAAGGGACATTCTATGATACAGAATTATGTATGGATTTACCAATTCCAAAAGTTAGATTTGTATTTGCTACGAATATATTAAACCCTTTACCAGAAGCATTCAAAAACAGATGTAGATTTGTAGAGCTACAAGACTACACAGAGGATGAGCTTAAACAAATTGTACAAAAGGCTAATCCAAAATTAAATCCAGAGAGTATACCAGCTATTATTAGAGCATCAAAAGGTGTACCTCGTACAGCATTATCACTTGCTAAATCTATGAAAGCAGGAATGATAACTGAAGGATACAAAAACTTAACAGTGAACAGAGTAAACGGACTATTAGATTCAAGATTTAACATTGATGGTGATACAGGTTTATCCGCAAAAGAATTTAAGATAGTACAAAAAGTAATCGAGCGTGGAAGTATTTCAACGAGTGCCGTAGCAAACATCATAGGTTGTAACATTAAAGACGCAAAACAGTTGTATATTGAACCGCTTCGTGCAGCAGAGTGGTTAGCAGTTTCAACACACGGCGTTATACCAGGATATAGAGCACACGAGAATTATAGATTATTTACAAGAAAGGAGAAAGTATAATATGGAATTTGAAAAAGAACTTATTCAAATATTAGATATTTATACAGAAAATACCTGGCAAGAAGAACCATTAGACGGAGATGAAGTAAATACATTAATCAAACATTTACAAAACAAATTAAATTTACTTAACGGAAATATTACTAGAGAAGAATATGAGAAAGAAGAGGCTTAGAGCCTCCTCTTTTTCGAGCTTATGTTCCGTACATTTGTTCAGTAGAGAGTATTATAACTCTCTTTTTCTGATAGCGGTGTACGAAACATTTGTTCGATAAAAGTATATGTTGTGTAAAAATTTGGTGTGTATGTATTAAATTTACCCCACGTCCGTTCTCTTTTAAAAATAAAATCGAAAGGAGGTGATCCAAATGGAAGAATGGAAAGAAGTGAACAATTATAAAGGATTGTATTGGATTTCAAATCGAGGTCGAGTAAAAAACTCTAAAGGGAAAATATTAAAACCTACTATTCAAGTAAATGGTTATTATAAAGTTAATCTAATCAAAAACAAAATTTCAAAAAACCATACTATACATAGACTTGTAGCAGAGGCATTTATACCTAATCCAGATAATTTAACTGAAATAAATCACAAGGATGAAAACAAAGTGAACAACGCAGCGGATAATCTCGAATGGTGTAGCCACAAATACAATTCAACTTATGGAACTATATTAACCCGTATACAAGAAAATTCGGTAAATCGTGTGTCAGTTAAATGTGTAGAAACTGGAATTATATATAAAAGTATTCGAGAAGCGGAAAAAATCACAAACATTGACCATAGCAATATAGCGAAAGTATGTAGAGGAAAACAAAAAACAGCTGGTGGGTATCATTGGGTGTATGTGTAGCTCTCATTATCCTAGTCCTGTTTTTATTAGATATATTCTGTTCACTTTTAAAAGAAAGGAGATGAAAAAAATTATGAATAATTCATATATAATATGTTTAAATACAAATACAGTATATCGAGGTGTGCGAGAAGCGGAAAGAGTATTAAACATAGACCATAGTAATATATCAAAAGTATGTAAAGGTACTAGAAATTCAATACATAACTTACAATTTCAATATTTCAATCCATTGGTGCATATAAATTATAAATATTATAATAAATATGACCCCACTATGTAAATGACCCCAGTGTGTTTAATTTTTCTCCACCACAGCTTGTTCACTTTTTGGACAAAAAATGTCTTAACTGTTGATGAAGAAAAATTGAGCCTTGTGTTGCCTTGCTTTTTGGGCTGTTGCTCTGCAAAATTGTTTATAAAAGTGAGCAAAGCAACGACCACTTAACGTTGCTATATCTTTGACTTTTAATGAAGTCAATTTTAGCAAATGTTATAAAAGTGATTTAAAACTAAGCAACGGCAAGTCAACGGCTGTAACCCTATATAAATATATACTTACCTCATTTCTGTTGCTCTGCTTGTTGTTAAAACATAACTTCTCTATATATTTTAGTATATAGATAAAGTTTAGATATTCAAAAAATATTATCCTATAGGAGATTTTAAAAAGCAAATCAACGCAATCGCTCAAACCCTTGTAATCACTGCATTTTTTAATGTTGCTTTGTTCAGAGCAACACACATCCATTCGTAAAAAAAAAGCGACCAAAGTGC